GCCTGAACAAAATAAATTATAGAGATCCCTCGTCATCCTGACGAATTCCGACGAAGCTTAAAGTAGTTTGTCCTAAAGAACGAGCATCAACGTTGAAGTCTTCTTGAGTACATTTTACACGCTGGATCAACATAAGAGTTGCGCCCGTGATACGGTCAACCAGTTCAGCAGTCAACTCAGGTTGCGTCAAGATGTCTTGAAGACGAGGACGCAGGCCCAAAGCCATAGCAGATTGGTTAGAAACACGGAATTGAGTTGCACTGAAATTGACAGTGTAGCCCGTCTCAGCATACTCAGCAGGTTCAAGTTGATCAAGAACGTCTACGGGTTGGTGTGCGTGAGCAACAGTATAGTTCAACGAGTTGGCAAAAGCTACCTTTTGTCCATTCACTCGAAAAACAATCCTTGCACCAGTTGAAGTTTGACTCATTGTATTCTCCTATTACGACTCAATTTCGTCTTCTAGAGCTTTGCCAGTTTCTTCCGAAGCAACAGCAATATCTAGAATTTGTTCCGCTTCTTCACTGATTTGAGCAGGAGAAGCAATTTTAGCCAACATTTCATCGGCAAGCTTTTTACTTCCGAGAGCAGCAGATAAAGCACGCTGAGTACGTTTGCTAACGGCTGTGTTATTTTCCATAGCCTCAGCAAGTTCCGCAGCAGATTTTTTATCTGCCATCATAATTTCTAATTCACGCTTTTCTTTTTTACTCAAAGCCATTGTCTACTCCTTACGCCGACTGACGGATGTTGTCGAGGGTGATTCGGTTCAGGATGAAGTCAACGCCCTGGACAGGGGTGATTGTGATGTCTACGAAAGCCGTATTTCCGACCAGAGTTACGAGCAAGTTCTTGAATCCAAGACCATCATTCGTGTCATCGCCAACGATGATGTTTGCACGAAGGAAAGAGTCCATGATCGAGATGATCGTGTTCTTAATCGACTGTGCAGTTCCAGTTGCGGCTTTGTTACCAACAAAAATCGCTTCAAGTTGTTGACGTAAGTTGTAAGCAACGTAGTCAGCAGCTTCAACAACCGATACTCGATTGTAGACGAAATTTGCATCAATACCGTAAGTGGTATTGTGAACAACAACTCGGAATCCGCCGCTATCAGCTTCCTCAAGAGGAATCAAACCAGCGTCGATTGCGAGATCAACTTGTGTTTTAGAGTTGTAATCTTGGTGACGAATTGCGTTTGCGTTAACAAACTTGAACGTAGCAGGTGTACCAACTTCAGTCCCAGCTTGAATACCAGCAACCATACAAGCAGAAGCCCACGGATCAAGGAATACAAGGTCTCCGTTCGAGTTAAGAACTTGAGCATCTTGGAACAACATAGAAGCACGTTCGTGATTCAATGCTTGAGCGGCGGCTTGAGCAGCAGCAAACGACGCTTTCTTAGAAACGTAGCAGTTGCGCTCAGATCGGTTTTTGGTATTCGATGCAGTAATACAGTGCGTCAAAGCTTGAAGATTTACAGCATCAACTGTAAAAGTAGAAGCAGGATCAGTGACTCCACTAGCAATAAGAGCCGAAGCATCTTGAGAAACTAGAGGAACAACTTCGTTACAACGAACTGCCAAGAGAGCATCAAAGCCAGCTTGGAAATTTGAGTTTGCAGAAGCGCCACGAGCAGCACCAGACAAGAACACAGGACCAACGTTTGCAGGAAGTCCTTCAGCATTCGCAACTTGAGTCATGCTGACTAGTTGTGATTGGCTGTTAACGATGTCGAGCAATTCTTGCTGAGCACGTCGAAGTGTCTTAGCCGAAGTCTTGACATCAAGAGCCGTGCTGATGAAGTCTAGAGAAGCAGCGGATTGTGTCCCAAGTTTAGCAGTCGAAAGTGTGGCAGTGTAAGCTGCATTTGCGTCGATGATGCTAACCAAGTCTTGCATAGTTTTACCAGGCAAGGAGATTGCCAAGTCATCAGCAGGAGTTGCAGAAGTCGTAATCGTCAGAGTCTTTACTCCAGAAACGTTTTGAATGACTGCGGTAACTGCGCCTGCATCAGCACCAACGTACTGAAGTGCAAGAACTGCGTCGTAAGCATTTTCGCTAAGAGTCTCAGTCACTCCACCTTTCTTGATAGTGATAACTTTGTTGTTTGCAGACGAGCCGTTTGCAACAGTCACATTGATCAAGTTTTCATCTTCGCCAAAATTCTGAGAAGTCAATTGGAAAAGGTTTGCGGGTGCAGAGTTTTGCAATGCACGAGAAGCTGCGGTAGAAGCATTGGTTTTATAAACACGAATCAACGATGCGCCGTTAGCAACACGATTGTCTTTCGCAGGAGCGACAAGCAAGCGAGCAGCGTCAACGATAGGACCGGATTTGTATTTTGCGATTAGTGAAGCAATGTCTTCACTGGTAAACGTTTGCACGCCATCGCTCGATCCAGGGGCACCACCAAGAGCTTCACCGACAATGGCAACGATGCCAGTCTGTGCAAGCGGAAAACCGCCAGACAGATTTACAGTGGTCTTGGAGTATGCACCAGGCTTCGCAAGGCTGGCTCCGTTAAAAGGTACTCTGATTGACATTTTTTACTCCCTCTTTTCAGTAAGACTTGAAGAGTTCATCAAACTCTGTTCGGGTTGCGCTCGACATCTTATTTGCTTCTGCGTAATGGCGCATGGGCGGTTTATGGTGAGCTAGAACCTTTCGTTCCTTTAAAAGAATCTGAAAATACACATCAAAAGACATGCTTTCC